ATGTATAATAAAAAGAAAAAAGCTCAACCTCTTGCGAAGTTGAGCTTTTTGGTGGAGCTGTGCGCTCAATATCCGAACTCGAGATAGTGAGCGTATTGTTCCCCGAAATGTTGAAAGTCAGCACGAGCTTACGTCCTTTATCCCCATCATCGTACACATAAACCGAGTTGACAAGCGTGTCGATGATACGCCGCTGATACTCAACATCTTTTATATCACCCCTCTTGAACGATTCGAGCCAATACATGATTCGCTCCTTCGTCAAGAGGGGCTTTTTCATTTCCTCCCGGGCAATCTGCCCTTCGAGGTCTCTGCGTTCTTCTTCCAGCTCCTCAAGACGTTCTTTCGTTGTTGGTGTGATAATGCCTTGCTCAATCGCAGACATTAAATTTTTGATTCTCTTATTGGTCTCTTTTAATCGTTCCTGTAAACCTATGAGAATGGAGGTGTCTTGAAGCTCCTTCTCAATCAGTTCCATAGCTCGAGTGGATATTTTCTCAATGTTTTCATCGGTGAGTACCTGTTGCACCGTGAACTCTACGACAGTTCGCTCGAGCCATTCTTTTTTCTCGACCTTCTTTTTGCAATTATGCTTTCTCTTACGATTTACACATTTGTAATAGTGGTGAACCTTCCCGGTCTTTGAAGTGCCACTCTCACCCACCATAGGCTCGCCGCAGTGACCGCAAAAGACCTTCGTAGTGAGTAAGTAGTCCTCTATGGCTTTCGCCTTTGCCCGGGCTGTGTAGTTGTGTCGGAAGGTTGCCTGTACTTTCTCGAACAGGGTCTTGTCGATGATAGGTGGTACTGCGTCTTCCAAGACTACATCATCGTATCGGTACACTCCGATGTACTTATCGTTCCGCAGAATCCGGGACAGACTGTTCTTATTAAATGCGTTTCCCCGGGAAGTCTTGAACCCATGTTCATTCAACCAATTCACAATCTGCGTTTTGGATTTACCCTCTGCGTACATCGTGAAGATGGTTCTGACGGCTTTCGCACCCACCGGGTCAATCTCATACTGACGGTCGTTTCCTATCTTGTAGCCCAACACAGGACTTCCCATAGCGATACCGTGGAGAGCGTTCTCTTTCATACCTCGCTTGATACTCCGGGCAAGGTTCTCACTGTAATACTCTGCGTAACCCTCGAGGACAGATTCAAGAATGATTCCCTCCGGGGTGTCCGGCATGGGCTGTTTGGCGTAGAAAATCTTCACGCCGTTGCGTTTGAGCTTTGCTTTGTAAATGGCACTGTCGTACCTGTTCCGGGCGAAGCGGTCAAGGGTGTACATAATCACAGCGTCAAAATGCCCCTTCTCGCTGTCCTTGATAAGCCGCTGAAAGCTGGGTCGGTTATCAGTCTTGCCGGAGATTGCCCGGTCGATATATTCGTCAACCACGATGAAGTCATTCTTGAGAGCGAACTCATGGCACTCTCGAAGCTGACCCTCGATGGATTCTTCTCGTTGATTATGGCTCGAGTAACGAGCATAAATTACTGCTTTGATAGTCTCACCTCCAATATCTTCTTTCTATGTATCAAAGCGAATGGAATGAGCTTATCACACCGCCGCAGTTGCTCCCTTATCCCCCTCAAGCTCCTCACGGTTCTCAAATTCATAAGCCATAGACATGAACTCATGCTTTGCTCTCCTGGACAGTCCCCGGTAGATACGAAGAATGTCCTCCTCGTCTTCGTTGGCTGGTTTGGTCTCGGGTAAGTCTTCCTCGTCTGCGAAGAAGTCCATGACGGAACACTCAAGCAATTTTGCCATTTCCAGCATTTCGGATTCCTTCGGCAATGACCCTTTGGTATTGATGGCTGTTGCAAAAGAACTCGAACCCTTAACAGCTTTGACAATGGCGGTCAGATTCGTGCCTTTTTCAGCACAGATACGATTGATATTCTCTGCAAATGTCATAGCAATTCCTCCTCTGCGAAAATAAATTCGTAAAATACGAATTTTCCTATTGACAATTCGCATAATAAGAATTAGAATAAGAACATGAAGTTCGGAAAATGCGAATTGACAATAGGAAAGCGACCTCTCGAAAATGGCAGTTTCCGGGAAGTTATAGTTATTGATGGTCTTATAAGAATAATAACAATAATTCGCCTATTTGTCAATGGCAATTCTGATTTCAAGAATTTATATCGTAAAGGAGGTAAGAGATTCGTGGACATTAAAGAGAGAATGGCAAATGTGGGAATGACACAGGTAGACATGATACTGGAATTGCAGAAGCGAGGTTATGCAGTTCAGCCGCCTATGATGTCAAGTATTCTCCGAGGGGTTTATACCTACCCAAAAGCAAAGCAGATTCTCGCTGTTTGCGAGGAAATTCTCAAGGAACGTGAGAATGAATGAGCCTGTCAGAAGTACAGGTAAATGACCTCGCAAGACCCTTAGTGGGTATCATCACAAAGTTTTACGCAGACCCTAAGAATGAGGAGGATTTTCAGAAATGGCTACGCAATGTAGAGGAACGAAAACAAAAAGAATCAACAGACATAAGCTCGCTGTGATTCAAGCATATATCATCATCGGTACGCTGGTACTGATTGGCTTTATCGGTGGTCTTGTCGTAGGACGAGCTACCGCTCCGAAGAAACAAGTTACCGTAACGGAGACGGTTGAAGTTCCTTCCTACGAAGCCGATTCCCTCCCGGTTGCCGAAGAAGTTACATACTTCGATGTACCACTTTCACACAGCTTGCAGAGATACATCTACGAGGTGTGTGCGGACGAAAATGTTCCGGTGTCACTCATTATCGCAATGATAGACCAAGAGAGCAAGTTCAACCCGGAAGTGGTTAGTGAGACCGGGGATTACGGTCTCATGCAGATTAACACCATCAATCACGAATGGCTGGCAGAGGAATACAGAACAGCAGATATGCTTGACCCATATCAGAATGTCTTCTGCGGAATCAAGGTCATTGGTTCGTATATTCAGAACTACAATGACTACGGTTTAGCTCTGATGGCATACAACATGGGTGACTACGGTGCTAAGAAAGCATGGGAAAACGGTATCAAATCCACCTCATACAGTGAGAGTGTTCTCGCTCTCATGCAACAGTATGAACAGGAGGTGAATGTAAATGCCACAAATGCTGACGCTAAGTAACGGCAGACCCGAAACAATCCTATCCCCGAAGGATTTTGAGGATTTGATTGACAAGCACATGGGTATGGACTGTGCCAACTACTATCAGAATCAGATAGAACAGCTTTCAGAACTAATTCGAGACCTTGACAGTTATGTGGACGATAAAGACGTTTACTCGACCGTCAAGGAGGTGCTGAAAGAACATGGCTACTAACCGAAAAATCGGTAACAGTTTTGAGACCGAGTTCTGTGAGTTACTGTTCCAACACGGATTTTGGTGTCACAACATGGCGCAGAACGCCGCCGGGCAACCAGCAGATGTTATCGCTGTTAAAGGAAAAACGGCGTACCTCATTGACTGTAAGGTGTGTTCAAACAACCGATTCCCTCTCTCGAGAGTGGAAGAAAATCAGCACTTTGCTATGGAAACATGGAAAGCCTGTGGAAATGGCGAGGGCTGGTTCGCACTCAAGATTGAAGACGAAATCATTATGATTCCGCACTTTTCAATGGTGGCTCTTTCTTATGAGAAGTCAGCTCTGAATCTGACAGACATACGAGAGTATGGAACGCCACTGGAAAGGTGGTTGAAGAAATGCTGATTGAAGTCTCAAACACACTGACGGTCGAGAACCCTACCCCGGAAATGGTGCTGTGGTGCAAGAGAAATCTCACCATACCAAACCCGGAATATGCGAAGAAATCTCGCATGAACCTATGGCTCGGCAACACGCCGAAAGTCCTGTCACTCTATGAGACCCGAGGAACAACGCTGGTGCTTCCGTTTGGAACACTCCGGCTACTCCCGAAGGACATATCCGATAAGGCACTGTTCTTGAGCGAATTTGCCGCCCCTGTGGAGGTGAATTACAACGCTGATGTTCCACTCTATGACTACCAAGAAACCGCCGTACAAGCGATGGTAGCCGCCAAGTATGGGATATTACAGAGTGCCGCCGGAAGCGGTAAAACGCAGATGGGGATTGCCCTCGCCGCAAGGCTGGGGCGGCGTACATTATGGCTCTGCCACACACTCGACCTTATCAAACAGAGTAAGGAACGAGCCAAGCTCTATATGAGCGAAGACCTTATGGGTACTATCACGGAAGGAAAAGTCAATCTCGGTGAGGGAATCACCTTCGCCACGATTCAGACAATGTGCAAGCTCGACCTCGCACAGTATCGGGACTACTGGGATTGCATTATCACAGACGAGGTACACCGGGTCAGTGGCAGTCCTACCGCCGTGACACAGTATCAAAAAGTGCTGAACAGTTTGTCGGCACGACACAAATACGGTCTGTCAGCAACGGTACACAGGTCAGATGGAATGATTAAAGCTACCTACGCCCTCGTTGGTGAGGTTGCCTACAAAGTCCCGGACGAAGCTGTGGCTGACAAGATTATGAAAGTAGGTATCTACCCTGTGGGTACAGGGGTGCAGATAAGCCGGGAAGCCCTCAACACGGACGGAACGCTGAACTACACCAAGCTCATTACCTATCTTACCGAAAACGCCGCCCGGAATCAGCTCATTGCAGATTCTATTGAGCAGAGACCTTCTCTGATTCTGTCTGACAGGCTGAATCACCTCGAGGAGCTGATAAGTCTTCTCCCGACTGATATGCAGAATGACGCTGTAATGATAAGCGGCAAAATGACAACCAAAAAGGGCAAGGCTGAACGAGAACAGGCTCTTGAGGATATGAGGAGCGGCAAGAAGAAATACCTCTTTGCTACCTACTCACTGGCGAAGGAAGGACTGGACGTACCACGGTTGGAGCGTCTGTACCTCACTACCCCACAGAAGGACTACGCTGTGGTGACACAGAGTATCGGGCGTATCGCTCGTACCTTTGAAGGGAAGTCAGCCCCTATCACCTACGATTTCGTGGACGATATAGCTTACCTCGTGAAGTCCTATAAGAAGCGATGTACGACCTATCGAAAGAACGGTTGTTACTTCGTAAGGGAAGGAGGGACAAGCCCATGCGATTGATTTCTTATGACTGTGAGGTCTTCGCCTATGACTGGCTCGTAACCCTCAAGGATAAGGAAACAGGCGTTTACACCTGTATTTGGAACGACAACGAAGCTCTGAAAATGGCATTGTCCGATGATTGTATCTATGTCGGTTTCAACTCGAAACACTACGACCAGTACATCATCAAAGCGATTGCCGCCGGGTTATCCCCGGAGGAAATCAAAAGGGTCAACGATTTCATTATCGCCGGAGGGCAAGGCTGGCAGTGTCCGCTTCTCGATGGTATCTACTTCCGTTTCAGCAACGTGGATATTCGAGACGATACACAACAGGGTTTATCCCTTAAAGCTATTGAAGGACACCTCGGTATGTCGGTTAAAGAATCCAGCGTACCGTTTGACATTGACCGTCCTCTCACCCCGGAGGAAAAAGCTGAGACGGAGTTCTACTGTAAACATGACGTTGATACCGCCGAGAGACTGATTGACATTCGTAAGGACTACTTGAAGAACAAAATCAACCTCGGTCGGCTGGCTGGTCTTGATGAAGTCAAGGCAATGGGTATGACGAACGCCAAACTGACTGCGGCAATGCTGAAAGCTACCAAGAAGCCGCACGATGATGAACGCAAGTATGTGTACCCGGACAATCTGCGAAAAGAGTACATACCGCCGGAGGTCTTCGCTTTCTTCGATAGAATGTATGACCTCTCCATTTCGGACAGTGAGCTTTTCAAAGGCAAGTTCAATCTGAACATCGGTGAGTGTCCTGTGACACTCGGGTATGGTGGTATTCATGGTGCAATCCCGAACTTCTTTTGGGAGGAAACCGAGGATAGAGGGATTTGGAATGAGGACGTAGGAAGCTACTACCCACACCTCTGTACCATCAATGGGTATACGAGCAGAAACATTCCGTCTCCGCAGATTTATGAGGACATTCTCGACCGCCGTATGAAAGCGAAAGCCGCTGGCGATAAGCACACGGCGAACGCTCTGAAACTGGTTTGCAACACCACCTACGGTTGCTTGCTGAATCAGTACAACGACCTCTACGACCCTCTCATGGGAAGGTCGGTCTGCATTTCCGGGCAGTTGTATCTACTGGAACTTGCAGAACATTGTCACCAAGAGATTGAAGGACTGCGAATTGTCCAGCTCAACACGGACGGTATCATGGTCGAGTGTGATAAGAAGGACTACGACACACTGACCGCTATCTGTGCTGAATGGCAGTCTCGTACAGGCTTTGACCTCGAGGAAGATACCGTTATCAAGATAGCGCAGAAAGACGTAAACAACTACGTTGAGGTTCAGCCGGGCGGCAAAGCAAAAGCCAAAGGCGGCTATCTCGTGAAGGGTATCGCTCCGGCTGGTGCTTTCAATATCAATAACTCCTGTGTGATTGTGGCTACCGCCCTCAAGGAGTTCTTTGTAAACGGAACGCCTGTCGAAGACACCATCAATAGTTGCGATGATATTTTCCAGTTTCAGATTATCGCCAAAGCCGGGGCGAAGTACCGGGAAGCCTATCATGTGGTGGACGGTGAAAAGCAGTCCGTTCAGAAGGTGAACCGAGTGTACGCCACAGCGGACGAGAGATACGGAAAAATCTTCAAGGTGAAAGCCGAGGACGATTCCGAAGCGAAAATAGATTCTCTCCCGGAACACTGTATCATCGACAACGATAACGAGCTTTCCATTGACGAGGTAGACAGAAGTTTCTACATCGCAATGGCGAAAAAGCGAGTTGACGATTTCAAGGGTATCAAACCCGAAAAAACTAAAAAGCCAAGGAGGACAAAGAAAATGGAAACTACTACCAAGACCGCAAATGTATATCAGAAGCTCCTTACTGCAAGGGCAAAATTCCTTGAAGCAAACGTGGAGAAGACAGGAAAGAATATGCACCTGTCCTTCAAATACTTCGAGCTTGAGGACATTGTACCGACCGCTATCCGCATTTTCAATGAGGTTGGTCTTATCCCTGTGGTGAACTTCACTGCTGATGTTGCAACCATGAACATCATCAACACTGACAACCCGGAGGAATCCGTACCGTTCGTTACTCCGTTCAATCAGATTGCTCCTATCGTGAGCAACGCTGGCAAACAGGCTACAAACGAAATGCAAGCTCTCGGTTCTTCCATCACCTATATGCGCCGTTATCTGTATATGATTGCGCTGGACATTTGCGAGAGCGATTCCATTGACGCAAATCTCGGCAATGGTGAGACCGCTTCCGCTCCGGCGGCAGAGAAGAAAGCTCCGGCTACTCCCGAGCAGAGACAGGAAGTGAAGGAAAATCTGACTGCTCCGGCTGACAATGCTTCTGCTTTACAGATTAAAGGTCTGAAAGCGGTTCTCAAGAAGCTCAAGGACGCTGACCCGGGCAAGGAGGAACTGATTGCGAACATCGCAGTACAGACCAAGGGATTCACGGAGATTTCCAAGTCTGATTGCGAGACGCTGATTCAGAAGATTACCGCAATGCTGGAAGGAGGGGCTAAGTAATGGCAGACATTAAGTGGCTCGAGGGCAATCGTATTCAGATTGCCCCTCCCAAGAGAACCAAGAAAATCACAGGTACTCGCTTCGCTACTATCCTCGGTCTGAATCCGTGGAGTACCGCATTTGAAATGTGGTGTGCGATTACCAAGACCTATGAGAAGCCCTTCGAGGACACTATCTACACGGTTGCTGGTAAGACCATCGAGCCGAAACAGGCTCGCTACATGGAGCAGTCCTACGGTATGGACATTGTTCGCCCTTCCGATGTGTGGGGTGAGGACTACTTCAATAAGACATGGGGAGATTTCTTCCCGGAGAGCAAACACCTCGGCGGTATGTGGGACTATCTGATGAAGGGTGAAAACGGCAAGACCATCGAAGCTGTTCTCGAAATGAAGACCACCAAACGTGCGGAGGACTGGCAGAACGATGTTCCCGAGTATTACGCATTACAGGCGGCATTATACGCTTACCTGTACGGTGTGGACGATGTGATTATGGTCGCTTCCTTCCTTGACGAGAAGGACTACAAAGACCCGGCGGCGTATCAGCCGACCGCAAGCAACACCATCACTGTTGAGTTCAAGGTTTCCGAGCGTTACCCGGACTTCGCAGACAAGGTAGCCGCTGTTGAGCAATGGTGGGCTGATTATGTCGATACTGGTATCTCCCCGGAGTACGACGAGAAGAAGGACGCTGAAATCCTTGCGGCACTCCGCACCAACACCCTGTCTCCCGAGACTGACATTGAAGCTCTGATTGCAGAAGCCGAAGGTCTCAAGAAGGAGCTGGACGAGATTTCTGCTTCCACAGCAGACAAGGAGAAGCGTCTAAAGACCATCAACGACATTATCAAGGAACACGCTATGGGGCAGTTCCGTGACGGTGACAAGAAGGTCGAGGTCAAGGGTTCTACCTATGTGTGGACTGTCTCTCGTTCCGAGACTACCAGCGTTGATAAGGACGCTCTGAAAGCTGACGGCTTGCTGGATAAGTACAGCAAGAAATCTGAAACCTACCGTATGACGGTTAAATAAGGAGGACAAATTCATGGCAAACAGTAAGGAACTGACCGAACAGGTCATGGAACTGCATAAGAAGCAGACCGAGGAAATGAAAGCTCTCGAGGAACAGCGTGAGGAAGCTCTCAAGGTTGAGAAGTACGATGAAGCCGCTGTCGAGCTTCACAATATGTATGACAGCTACATTAAGGCTGGTTTCACCGAGGAACAGGCATGGAAATTGACGGAAATCGTCTTCACTAACAGTACGAAAAAAGGAATTTTTTAAGGAGGACACTACAATGGCAAGAATCCCTATGACGAGCGGCTTTGTAATTATCCCGGAGGGAGAATACGTTTTCCGCATTTATGACGCAACCTATGACGAGGATTTCGGTCGTATCGAAATCAAGCTGGTAAACGCACAGGGCGCAACCCACACCGAGCGTTTCTCTATCAAGGATAAGAATGACGAGTACAACGAAAAGGCTCTGAACGCTTTCTCCTACTTCGCTAAGACGGCTATGAACGATTACACGATGGAGGACATTGACCCGGAACAGCTTATCAATCACTACATTCGTGCAGAGGTTGTTCACACCAAAGTTCCGAGCAACAAAGACCCGAACAAGGAAGTCACTTTCGCAAACCTCGGAGACAAGTCTCCGGTAGACGGTTTCGACACCGAGCCTGTCGCTCGTGCGCTCACTCTCGGTAATGGTAATAACGCCGCTCCGAAAGCCGCACCTAAGACACAGACCGCTTCCGCTCCGGCTAAGACTGGACTGGATATTGACGCACTGTTGGGTTAAGCAATCAGCCGGGAGGGGCAAGCTCCTCTCCCGGATTTTTAATAGGAGGTGTCGCATGACAGATAATGTCAATCACCCGGCACATTATGAGACCGGGAAATTCGAGTGCATTGATGTAATGCTCGAGACACAGGGCGTGGAAGCTGTTCTGAATTTTTGTCAGTGCAATGCTTTCAAGTACCTGTATCGTGCCAAGCGGAAGAATGGTCTCGAGGACATGAAGAAAGCCGTTTGGTATCTGAACAAATATATCGAATTGAAGGAGGGTCATAACTATGACGAAACGACAGTTGGTGAAATGGCTGGAAGCCAAACAGAGTGACGCAAAGGCAGAGGTCGAAATCCAGTACGCAACGGCTGAAAAAGCATATTTTGCACAGAGAGACGAAGCTCTGAAAATCAATGAAACTGTGGACGAGGTGTTCCGTCTGATTTCGGAAGCTGATACAGTGGCGAACCGCTGGAAAGAAGCTCTCGAGAAGGTTGAAGGGATTGATACTACCCGTGGTTGGTACACCTCTTTGACAACGAAGCTCTCTGATTTGTCTGATAAAGAGAACATTCGTATGTACATTATGAAGGATTTCACGGACGGCACTGACGCTCTCCGTCAGTTGAAAGCAAAGCGTTCCGAAACCCTTCGTGAAATTGAGAAGAACTATGCCAAGGTTGCCCCGGTCGGTATGATTTGCCGAGGAGACCGTCAGAAGGACGCAGAAGCCGCCAGCCCTACCCTTGCCGGGTTGAAGGGTAAACGCTTCGTTACAATGTCCGAGAGCAACGAATACGGCAAGCTGGACGAGGAGAAAATCAAACAGCTTACAGGCGGCGAGGAAATCTCTGCTCGTGCGCTGTACCAGTCGGCAATCACATTCAAGCCGCAGTTCACCTTATGGCTTTCCTGTAACGACCTTCCGATGGTAACAGACAAGTCCCTGTTCGCTTCCGAGCGTATCAAGGTGGTAGAGTTTAACCGCCACTTCTCCCCGGAGGAACAGGACACCCACCTCAAGGACGAGCTGTGTGAGCAGTCCAGCATGAGCGGCATTTTCATGTGGCTGGTGCGTGGGTATATCCACTACAAGGAACGTGGACTTGCAATGAGCGGTAGTCTGAAATCGGTTGTCACCAAGTACGAGCGTGATAATGACCTCGTATTGCAGTTTCTTGAAAGCCGCTGTGAGCGTGTCCCGGAGGAAAACTCGCCAACCGTTATCAAGGCGAAAGACCTGTACAACGCTTTCAAGATTTGGGCGAAGTCCGAGGGTGCTTATATCCTGTCGGCTCGTAAGTTCAATTCTGAAATGGAGCGTCACCCGGAGTGGTTTGACAGGAAATCGACCTCGAGTGGCTATGCAACTTACTGTGGTTTGAAATTGAAGGAGGTACTGTAATGAAGTACATGAGCGTTATCACGAACTTTGGGTGTCACTACAAATGCCCCTACTGTATCGTGAAGGAGAATAATCTCCATATACCGGGAACGACCCTCCCCGGGTTGGATAATCTCGAGGAAGCCTTGAAAGAGAATAACTGCGACATTGTTTCTATCTCCGGCGGTGGAGACCCACTCCACGAGTACGAGAAACACATTGACTGGTATCGAAAGTTCTTCGGTATCGCACACAAGCGCAATGTTTTCTTCAACGGTAGTATGCGCCCTATTCCTGTGGAAATGCACACCAGCTACATAACTGACGAGACCGCTTTTCCATTCTATGATTGCTACCGGGTTGTGTACCATGCAAACAGTATCGACCAGCTCTCGCACATTCGCCGGACTGGTAATGAAATTGTTCGGGCAGTATTCGTGGTAACTGCGGACTACACCATTGCTGACATCATGGACATTGCCCTGTTCGTGAAAAACAGCACGGAGATTGACGAGTTGAGCTTCCGGCAGTTGGTTGATGATAAGTACACCGAACAGCACTACCTTGAGGACTATCTTCGCATGGGTCACAAGAAGCTGTGGTGGTACATCGAGCAAAATGACTACAACCTCTACTACGCAGAGAATGAAGTCAGCGGTAGATACAGGGATTTTGAGAAGGAGGTGCTGTAATGACTTTACAGGAAAAATCAGAGCTGGTACGGCTCTTGAACCTATACCAAGCTGACCTTCTCAATCAGAATCGGAAGAATATTGAGAACGGCAGAACCGAGTATTTTGTTCCCGGCGTGAAAGCACAGTATGAACACGCCCGAATTATCAGCACGAAACTCTCTGTCGAACTCGGCAAGGGTATTAAATCATGGTGGGAGGTATAACTATGGATATGGTTTGTAAATGCGGCGGCAAGGAGTTCTTCACAGAGGAACACGGCAATCAGACTGGGCTTTACTGCTCTGCTTGCGGTAAGTGGCAGAAATGGCTCAAGAAGGACGAGATACGACTTTTCAATCATGGTGTCAAGGTGGAGAACGCTTCTCTGCTGGAACGTCTCAAGGCTCGTATCGAGGAGAGTGCAATCAAGGTCTCTACCGTCAAAGCTCCGCACACCTACATGAAAGCTGTCGGCACAAGGGAGCTTGAAAAGATTCTCGAGGAGGAGTTGGGAAATGAAGACACGAAATGACATACTCGCTGAATACGTTCGCAGTCGTTACCCCGAGATTGAGAAGACCTTCGACTTTGCCGCCTACTCTGCTGGTGTGGCTCTCAAAGAGTTCGGCAGATGTATCAAGGAAGCGCTCGGAGGTACTGATAAGGAGGTAGATGATGTTTGCGATTCAGAACATTAAGACCGGGAAGTTTTTGTACGGCACTGACTATCGCTACTGCCCTCCTCATCAGCGTACCAGCAACACGAAAATGCTCACTTACAGCTCTATCGCAGAAGCCGCACACGACTTTTGGGTTAAGAGGAAGTGTGGCAAAGATTACAGAATCGTTGTGCTGAAATCGGTGGAGGTTAAGCGAGTGATTGACTACTACGAGAGCAAAAACTTCATTTAACACAAAACGGATAAGTATTTATCAAAAACGACATTTACCAAACTATCCGAAAAGGATTGAAAAACAATCTTTTTATAAGAACGAGTTGTTCTTATTATTACAGTAGTTAAAGTAGCTGTTCTCAAGGTATTGCGTGTAACTTCCTCTATATAGAAAAATCCCTATATATAGAAGTTATACGCAAAAACCGATTTTCAACTACTTCTACTACTGCAATAAGAATAAGAAGAAAGGAGACTGAAATGGATATAGATAAGCTGTTAGCAGACAGTTCCGGGGATTCCGAGGAGACTGTTGCGACTAAGGAGACTGTTTCCAGCGAGGAGAATGTCGGAACGAAAGCCGTTGCGACTACTGGAAAGAAAGAGACAAAGCCTAAGAAGAAAGGCAAACCGAGGGGTGGCAACTCTCCTGTGATTGGTACGAATGGGTTCAACCTTGACGCTGGGGACAATGCGAAGTTCTTGAGTGTCAACATGGCACTGTTCAATATGCCAAACATTGATATGGAAAGTGAATCGGAGGTTCAGCAACGACTTTCCGACTATTTTGCGTTGTATGCGAACGCTGATATGAAACCGACTGTTGCTGGTATGGCTATGGCGTTGAATGGCATGAGCAGACAGACGTTGTGGGCTATTACGCACAATGCCCCAACAGGAAGTACAGGGTATAAGACAGCGTTGCCGCCGGGTGTGACCGACCTCATTAAAAAGGCGTACTTTTTGCTCGAAAATTTGTGGGAATCCTACATGAACTCCGGCAAGGTCAACCCTGTGGCTGGTATCTTCCTCGGCAAGAACAACTATGGCTACCAAGACAAGACCGAGTACGTTCTCACACCGAACCAGCAGAACGACAACGACTATTCCGCTGATGAAATCAGAGAACGCTACATTGCAAGCGACCAGCAGAAGCGACTTTCAGCAAGCAACTCTGACGAAGACACGAGCGACTAACGACTTTCGCCCACGCTCCGACTTTCCGACTATCAGCCGAGCGACTATCGACTTTCGACTATCGACTATGAAACTGCTCCGGGATTTCCCGGGGCTTTTTCTATGCAAAAATTCACAGAAATTTTCAGAAAATCAGCCGGACACGGCACTCACCTCTTTACCGCTTTAATGTGATAAAGCAAATCAGCACCCCGGGCGGCGTGGGTGAACGTGTCCGGCGGCGTTCCTTCTATATAATGCGAATTTTGCGCCCGGTGCAATTCGTAAATTTAGAATTTAGGTGTTGACAATTCGCATAATAAGAATTAGAATAACAATAACAACACAAACAAGATAAACAGCCAACACGAAAAAGATAAAATTTTATCCGAAAAGTATTGACAAACAATCTTGAAAGTGTTATTGTATAGTCACAGGAAGACAAGAAACAACACAAATAAGATTATGTGGAGGTTTTCAAAATGAAAAGATATGAATTAGCACCGAATGGAACACAAAAAAGTTTCTATGGAAATGCCGTTGTTGAAATTGACAACGCCGGAAACGAAACACTTTACAGCTATAACACCCCTATTATAAAGCGGCTTGTAAATGGTTCGCTTGTTAGGTTGTGGGGCGGTTGGAGTAACACCACCGGGAAACATATAAAAGCGTTTTGCGGTTTGAATAAAGCCGGGTTTATGGGGCTTGAACACAAACCAACACCACAAGAAAAAGCGGCGGCGTATAACGGTACACTTTACAGATAATAGAATGGAGGGAAAGAAAATGAAAGTTAAAACCACAAGAAAAGCTATTGTAAACGGTTCTTATAATGTTAAATGCGCCGGGTATTGCGATTTGTCCTATTTGCTGAACAATCATTCCCCCATTGCGTACACTTGCGGCGTGTATGGTTGGAATTTTGACGTTTACGAGGTTTACGGCGTTACGATTTGCACAGGTTATAGAAATATGCCGGGCGCAAGGCTTCAAAAAATTAGTGAATACGAGGAAAAAGCCCGGGCTATTTTGAGTTGGGAAGATAAACGCCCATTTGAAGAAAAGCAAATAGCCGTTGAAAACCTTTTGAAAGAATTTTGTAAATTGAATGGGGGCGTTATTTATGAATAAATACAGCTTTACGAACAACGGCAAAACGTGGGAACGTATCACGAAAAAGCAAGCCCGGGCGGCATATAACAACGGTTTAACCGTTCTGTTTTGCCCGGTGAATATGCGCCCCTTTACGCCGTGGCATTTAGAAATTGACGTAAACAAGAATTTTGAAGGTTATAACGGCGTTTCTTTTGAAAAAGCCGTGAACGCTTTTGAAATTTATAATTGCATCAACAACGAAACCGGGCGTTATACCGCTTTTTATATCCCGGTTATAACAGTTGATAGATTCACCGGGGAAACGCCCACGGCGTACACGTTGGGAACGGTTAAACAATATGATTATAGCGTTATGGAGGGTTGAAAAATGAAAAGATTTGAAAGTTTGTGCAATGAATACCGGGAAAATAAGCGTTTAATTGAAGAATTGCAAGCAATGAACGATTCTATAAAATCAGATATTCTTGCAATCATGGGAAGCGATGAAATGCACGTTGAAGGGGCGGCAAAAGCCACTAATAAAACGGTTGTTTCAAGCCGTTTTGATTCAAGCGGATTCAAAAAAGAATACCCGGAATTATTCACGGAATACAGCCGGGAAACAAGTTATAAACGCTTTTGTGTTCTGTAAAGGGGGTTTTATTATGACGCATTATAAATTTGTTTCGTGGGACATTCCCGCATTTGAAACGATTTTAACCGGGCGTATTCCGGCGGCGTTGCTTGCCGCTGATAATGGAAATTTACAGCCGTTGAAAGATTTACACATTGCAACACAAACCCCGGTTTATAAATGTTCCGGTTGGTGTATTCCTTTTGCGGAATATATGCGCCGCTTTTGGGTAAAAACAAAATATTACGGCATTATTGAAATGTACGCATTGAATAAAACAGATATTAGAAAAGAGTTGAAAAGCAATGTAATAGAAATTATGGAGGTAAAAAAGAATTGATAATATTATGTATTCTGATTTTTCCGTTTGTTGTGTTAGCTGATTTACTGAAAATGAACAAATGATTTTACAGCCCCGGTTATATGCCGGGGCTTTTTTGTGCGTGTACCTCCACCCGGTAAACGTAAAGCATAATCAAGAATAGCCGCCCGGGTATGCGTGGCAAGCCTTGAACGCTTGTGAACGTGTCCCGGGCTTGTGTCGTTCGTGGGCGTGGGTGCATTGTGTCCGGCGTTCATCGTGTCCGGCGGCGTGGGTTGTTCGGTTGTTCGTGTCGTTGTGTCCGGCTTGCGTTGTGGGGCATTTCCCGGGGCTTTTGTGCGTGGGTGTATGTTTGTATGGGTTCACCGTTTCCCGGGTTTGTGGCGGCGTTCTATGCGGTGTAGGGGTATGCCCCCGGGGGGATTGACAAGGGGCGAAACCGGGCGAGGGAGTACGCTGAATATCCTCAAAAAATAAAAAGACCCTATAAAAGATAAATTCTTATCCTATCAGTGTTGACAATCTCCCTTTCTCGTGCTATACTCGTATCACAAACAACATATAGGAGGTACATTATGGTTAAGAATAACATTGAAGTTGATGTAAAGGTGAAGCTCCTCGAAGCTGGGAAGACACAACAGCAGTTGGGTGAAGAAATCGGCACTACTGGACAGTACATCAACCGAGTTCTCAAGAAGAATGGTGGAATCGTGAACGATACCTTCGTGAAAATGATGGACGCTCTCGGTTATAACATCGTTCTCACCTACGAAAAGAAGGATTGAAGTAGTTAAAGTAGCTGAAAACAGCATTTTGCGTGTAACTTCCTCTATATATGCGCGTACTAAGCAAAAGTTACCGCAATTTTTGATTTTCTACTACTTTTACTACTTGAGGAGGTGAATATCTCGTGAAAGCGATTGGTTATATCCGTGTATCTACGGAGGAACAGTCTGCGGACGATAAATACGGTATCGAGGTACAGAAACAGGCGATTTCTGATTACGCCAACAGGAATGATTTTGAAATCGTGTGCTGGCTGACCGATACAATCAGCGGTGCGAAGGACAACCGCCCGGAACTGGATAAGATTCTCTACAATGCAGACCAGCTCCCGGCGCATGAAGCCGTGATTGTGTTCAAGAATGACCGTGTTGCTCGTGACACAAAATTGTATTTCTATTACTTCTACACGCTCGAGAAGCGGAACGTGAAGCTGTTGTCTACCGAGGAGCATTTCTCGGAGGGTGACGATTTCGCCAACATCTACCGCTCTCTGCTGATGTTCGTTGCAGAACAGGAACGAAAGAACATTGCACTGCGTACCGGGCGTGGGCGGTCTCTCAAGGCTCAATGCGGTGGGTACTCCGGCGGCAACAAGCCGTATGGTTACTACTGCGTAGACGGTATGCTCATGCAGAACCCGGAAGAACGCCCTATCGTGGAGACGGTATTCCGAGAGCATGACGAGAACCACACCTCTCTGCTGGACATTTGCGAGATTCTGTACGATGGTGGTTATCGAACCCGAAAAGGTAAGAGGTTTCAGCCGTCCACCATTCGAGGAATCTTATCTAACCGCCCCTTCTATGAGGGCAAGTACAAATATGGAGACATGGGCTGGGTGCAAGGCGTACATTCCCCGATTCTCTCATTGGAGGTGTAGAAATGAAGAAAATGCTATCTATTATGCTTGCCGGAGTGCTTATGCTGGCGGTCTCCGGGTGTGGAGCTGAACCACAACACAAGGTCTCGTATGTCAGCGGAGAAAAACTCACTGTTCTCGAGCAGTACGATTGTGTGGCTGTCTATACGCAGTACACAAACGACAGCTCCGAAACTGCTGTCCCGGCTGATGAAGTGTCGGTCAAAGCATTTCAGAACGGTGTCGAATTGTCACCGATTGTCCCGACAGGTGACAGAACCAACGGCTATGTGCAGTGTGATTCCAATGTGCAGAGTGGCACAACCGCTGATGTGGTGTGGCTGTTCGAGCTTGACGATGATTCTACCGTATCGGTGGAGCTGTCCGGCGGCGAGAAGGTCGAAATCCCATTGACAGAGGAATGAGCCTATGTGGGTGCTGGCAATATTGATATTTCCCTTTGCGGTACTCTATGAGATTGTGAAAATGAATGAGCAGTCTCACCACCGAGGGAAACGAAAACGAAGAAAAAGATTTTAATGACGAGGGTGCGTTATCGCACAGAGATTTAATTCTCTGAACGGTGACGCACTCTCTTTTTGTTTGGAGGTATTTATGAAAGAGCTACTTGAAAAAATTCTCGGGCAAATCAAAAAGACCCCGGAAGGGGTCAGAGCCTACGAGGATTTATACCATATCTGTCTCGAGACACAGAAGACAGACATTCCCCTATCTGTGGAGTATTTGAAAAAGCTGTCGGACATTATCGAGAATCGGATTCCGCAGTCTGAAACGGACAAGGAGCTTCGCTCTCTGTTCTTGCTTCACAAAAAGGTTCTGCTTGCCGCCGCCCCATTCGATTTTGAAAGCTATCTGCTCTATGTCGAATGGGAACGTGAGCCGGACAAGAAGTTCTATGTCCCTCGCCGTGAGGTCATGCACCCTGTCGTACAGGCAATGCAAGATTTGATTGACGATAGGCTGGACTTACTTACGATTTCCATGCCGCCCGGTACTGGTAAGTCCACTCTCGGTATCTTCTTCCTGTCGTGGGTCATGGGTCGATTCCCGGATTCACAGTCCCTTGCTTCTGCTCACTCGGGTATGCTGACACGCTCCTTCTATGACGGTGTGTATCAGATTATCACCGACAGCGAGTACCTGTGGGCTGATGTGTTCCCGGGAGTAAAGATGGCGGCAACGAACTCCAAGGAGGAAACTATTGACCTTCACAAGAAGCACCGATTCTCCACACTCACCTGTCGAGCAATCAATGCTTCACTGACTGGTGCTACCCGATGTGACAAAATCCTCTACGCCGATGACTTGTGTTCCGGCATTGAGGAAGCTATGAGTAAGGAGCGATTGGATAAGCTGTGGAGTGCCTACACCAATGACCTTAAATCTCGAAAAAAGGAAGGTGCGAAGGAAATCCATATCGCTACCCGATGGTCTGTCCATGATGTTATCGGTCGATTGGAGAATCAGTACGGCGGTGATTCCCGAGCGAAGTTCATTGTTCTCCCGGCACTGGACGCAGACGGTGAAAGTAATTTCAATTACACCTACGGTGTCGGATTCAGCCGCCACTATTTCGAGGATATGAGGAACAACCTTGATGAAGCGTCTTTCAAGGCTCTGTTTATGAATCAGCCTATCGAGCGTGAGGGTCTGCTCTACGATGTGGACGAACTGCGCCGATATTTTGAGCTTCCGGCAGAAGACCCGGACGCTATTATCGGTATTTGTGATACCAAGGACAAGGGTTCTGACTACGCTTTCCTCCCGGCGGCGTATGTGTATGGTAATGACTACTACATTGACGATTGCGTCTGTGATAACAGCTTACCGAATATCGTTGACGCTCGATTGGTGGACATACTGCTTCGCTGTAAGGTCAAAATGTGCCGTTTCGAGAGCAATTCCGCTGGTGGTCGTGTTGCCGAAAAGGTGCAGAACGAGGTCAAGAAGCGTGGCGGTATCACTCGCATTACGACCAAGTTCACTACTGCCAATAAGGAGACAAAAATCATCGTCAACAGTGCATGGGTCAAGGAACACTGTCTATTCAAGGACGATAGCCTGTATAAGCGTCAGAGCGATTATGGTCGCATGATGGATATGCTCGGCTCTTACACTGTGGCTGGTAAAAACAAGCACGATGATGTTCCCGATGGTATGGCTATGCTGGCAGAGTTCGCACAAAGTCTGTCCGGCGCAAGAGTTGAGGTATTTCAGAGACCGTGGTAACACAGGTCGTATGAGTTATCCACACTTTCCACATAATTATCAATATATAGTGTGTTAGCGTATTGACTTCTACTATATCTTGTGGTATTATGATATGGTAAAAAGAACGAGTTTGAATGGGTGCATGATTGCACGAGGTAATTTAGACCTCAAGCAGTCATGCACCCATTTTTTGTATGCAGAAAGGAGGAAGGAACGTGGCACATCAAATTGACGAGAGCAAGCCGAAGTATCTAAGTCAGACAAGATTTATGAGCGGTCGGCGCATTATCAAGACCAGCGTAACAGAAATCACGGACGAAAACGTGGTCGATGTTCTCCGCAAGGCTCTCGCTACTCACGAGTTGAACCGCAGTGAGATTGACTACCTGTGGAAGTATTACCGTGGAGACCAGCCAATCAGAAACCGTGTCAAAGACGTTCGCCCCGAAATCTGCAATAAGATTACCGAGAATCGTGCAAACGAAATCGTGTCCTTCAAGGTTGGGTATCTGTGTGGCGAGCCGATTCAGTACGTCAGCCGCAATGGTGGCGAGGAAATCGTAAAGCAGATTAACACCCTCAATGAGTATATGTTCGCAGAGGACAAAGCCGCTCAAGACCAAGAGCTTGTCGAGTGGCAGATGATTTGTGGTACGGCGTTCCGTCTTGTTCTTCCCGATGAACCGGGTGAGGAAGACGAAGCTCCTTTTGAGCTTTATACTCTCGACCCGAGAGACACCTTCGTTGTGTATTCAAACGAAATCGGTAACAAGCCGCTGATGGCGGTTAAGTACAGCAAGGACGATAACGAGATTTTCCACTACTCGATTTACACCGAGAATCACTATTACCTCGTGGACGGAGACATTTTGGTTGAATCCAAACCTCATGCCCTCGACATGATTCCGATTATCGAGTACCCGGGAAACAATGCTCGTCTCGGTTCTTTTGAGATTGTGCTTCCTCTACTGGACGCAATCAACAATGTGGAAAGTAACCGTATGGACGGTATGGAGCAGTTGGTACAGGCTTTTATCAAGTTCATTAACTGCGACATTACCAAGGAGGAATACGAGGAGTTCTTACAGCTCGGCGCAATCAAGGTGAAGTCCGTTGACGGACAAGCCGCCGATGTTGGTGTAGTCACCACAGAGCTGAATCAGACACAATCGCAGACCCTCAAGGACGATTACTACAACGCAATGCTCACCATCTGCGGTATGCCAAACCGTAACGGTGGTTCTTCCACGAGTGATACCGGTTCTGCCGTGTTGCTCCGTGATGGTTGGTCTGACGCAGAAGCTCGAGCAAAGGACAGCGAGAATGTCTTCAAGCGAGCAGAAAAGAAAATGCTCAAGCTGGTTCTTCGTATCTGTCGAGACCTCGGCGGTCTCACGCTCAAGTTGAGTGATATTGATATGAAGTTCACTCGCCGTAACTACGAAGCCATTCAGAGTAAATCTCAAGTCCTTATCTCCATGCTTCAAGAGCCTAAGATTCACCCACAGTTGGCGTTCCAGCACAGTGGAATGTTCTCTGACGCTGAATCTGCTTACAACATGAGCATGAAGTATTACGAGGAGCAACAGGAGAAAGCCGCTGAACTGGCTAAGAAGACCGCTCCCGATGATTCCGGGGACGATGATAATGACCCGGACAATAACGATATTTAAGCGGTAAGCCGCTGTGAATATAGGCAGAGAAGCCTTAAATCGCAATAGTCAGAGAAGACTTAAACCGCAAACATTGTCACAGAAGACATTAAAAGACAGGAGGATTTCAACATGGCAAAGATTGACATTAGCAAGATTGACGGCTATGCCGACATGACCCCGGAACAGAAAATCGCCGCTCTTGAAGCGTTCGAGACCGAAGACCCCGATTACAGCGGATATGTAAAGAAGGATATTTTCGATAAGACAGCTTCCGAGCTTGCGGCTAAGAAGAAGGAGCTGAATGAAAAGCTCACCGAGGACGAGCAGAAAAAGCAGAAGGAACAGGAGGAACGTGAGGAGTTACAGTCCAAGTACGACAAACTGCTCCGTGAAAGCGAAGTTTCCAAGTTCAAGGCGAAGTTGCTCGGCATGGGTTACGAGGAGAAGCTGGCTGACGCTACCGCAGAAGCAATGGCTGATGGTGATACCGAGAAGGTCTTCGCCAATCAGAAGAAACATCTTGAGAATGTCGAGAAGAAGGTTCGTGCGGAAGCCCTTAAAGATACACCGAAACCAACCCCGGACGGAGATTCCAAGACAATGACCCTTGAGAAGCTCCGTAAAATGTCTCCACAGGAGCGTTATGACTATTCTGTGAAGAATCCCGAGGACTACAAAGCCCTCTACACCAATAACGATACAGGAGGTAATGAGTAATGGCTCATAAGATTTATGACAATTTCTATCTCTCCAATGAGGTAGAAGACCAGTTCAATTCCCACCTCGATTTACAGCAGTTCTGTACTGTTGATAACTCTCTCGTGGGTACTGCTGGTATGAAGCGCAAGATTAACGTCTACAAGGCTACCGCTGGTACGGAGAAGCTGAAAATGGGCGAAGGTAACACCAAGAGCATTGAGGTTTCTTTCACCCCGGAGGAGTACGAGATTCAGCTCGCACAGAACAAGTTCCAGTATTATGACGAACAGGAAATGACTGACCCTATGCTCGTTCCTGTCGGCACTCGTCACATGGGTACTGATATGTTCAATACCGTAAACGGCGATGTGTACGGCGAGTTCAAGAAGGCTACGATGGTCGTTCCTACTGCGAAGATTGACTTCGCCGCATTTGTGGACGCTGTTGCCAATCTGAACATCGAAAGCACTGACAATCAGCCGGAGAAAGTTGCTCCGCAGACTTTCGCTTTCGTACACCCGGGCGATACTGCCGAGCTTCGTAAGAACCTCGCAGAAGACCTCAAGTATGTGGAAGCGTTCGCTCGTGCTGGCTACATCGGTACTGTTGGCGGCGTGAACATCTACACCAAGAAGGACGCTACGAAGGGTACTATCGTGGTTGCTACTCGACAGGCAGTTACCATCTTCAATAAGAAGGGTGTCGAGGTTGAGACTGACCGTAACGGCGATATTCGTCAGAACACGATTTGGTCTCGTAAGTATTACCTTGCGGCTCTGACTGACGCTACCAAGGCAGTCAAGATTTTCAAGGGTACTGCTACTGCCACTGCGGACACTACGGTTTCCGATGGCAAGGTTTACTACGCTAAGACCGACAACGGCTACATCGTTGGTAAGCCTAAGACCAACCCGAAGACCGAAGGTTTCTACGAGATTGCCTAAGTAAAGGAGGTGGACAACATGACCGAGGAAGAAAAGCTGATTGCTCTCAAGGCGATGGTCGGTGGTTCGGACAGTGACGAAGTGCTGTCCACCTATCTCAAACTGGCTGGTCGTAAAATCATCAATCGAGCATATCCGTATGATTCCAGCGTAACGGAAGTTCCGGCACAGTACGACACTCTCCAATGCGAGATTGCCGCTTATATGCTGAACAAGCGTGGTGCGGAGGGTCAGACCTCTCATTCCGAGAACGGTATCTCCCGAAGCTATGAAAATGCTGATATTCCGTCCTCAATGCTCAAGGTGGTTACTCCTCATGTGGGGGTGATTAAATGAGAATGATGGAACGAAACAAGAGCAAATTCTTTTACGCTCTGTACAAAGAGAAAGTCCCTAAGACGGACGAATACGGAAATGTTACAGGGGAATATGAAATCATTCGAGACAACCCGGTAGAGTTCTCCGCTAATATCTCTGCCGCCAAGGGTGAAACAAGCACCCGACAGTTCGGAGAAAGCGAAAGCTATGACAAGGTAATTGTCATGGGGACGGACGCTCCCCCTATTGACGAGTACACAGTGCTATGGGTCGATAAAACGCCACAGGTTGATGAAACCGGGGCTTTGGTTACGAACGATGATGGTGAGGTCATTACTCCTCACGATTATATCGTTAAGAAGGTAGCCAAGAGCTTGAACAGCGTATCGGTTGCGATAAGCAAGGTGACTGTCAGTGGGTAGGAAAGTTATCTCATTCGGATTGTCAACGAGTGAAATCAACCGAGCTATGAAAGAGCTGGCTGATTACAAACAAGAAATCCTTAGAAAAACAGAACTCCTCCGAGAGAAAGTAGCCGAACGACTGGCTGATGAAGCGAAAAGCGGATTCAGCGGCGCAATCGTTGACGAGCTTATTCTCAAAGGAGGGCAAACTTCTCCACGATACGCACAAGTCGATGTGTCGGTTGACAATCGAGGGTCGGTTACTGTCATTGTCGCAAGTGGTGAAGACGCTGTGTGGGTTGAGTTTGGTGCTGGTGTTTATCATAATGGCTCTCCCGGTTCGTCCCCTCACCCTCACGGTGCGGAACTGGGAATGACAATCGGTGGATTCGGTAAGGGTAACGGCAAGAAAGAGGTTTGGGGATTCTACGAAAATGGCGAATTGAAGCTGTCTCGTGGTACTCCAGCTCGTATGCCGATGGCTCTTGCAATCACCACCGTTTGTAATGATATTCAGTCTATCGCAAAGGAGGTGTTCGGGTGATTGACATTGAGACAGAGGTATTCAGTATCGTGTCCGCAGAGGTGCGAAAGAAATACCCGAAAATCTATATGACTGGCGAATATGTCAAGTCTCCACCTTCCTTCCCTTGTGTCTCTCTCATTGAGACAGACAATCAAGTTTATCGAAACACTCGAGATTCCGGGTGTATCGAAAACCACGCACAGGTGCTTTACGAGGTCAATGTCTACTCTAACAAAACGAGTGGTAAGAAGACTGAATGTAAAGCAATCATCGCTCTCATTGATTCCAAGATGGAAGCACTCGGTTTCACACGAACCCTTATGAACCCTGTTCCCAACGAGGAAGACGCAACGGTTTACAGAATGGTGGCTCGATACAGGGCTATCGTCTCTAAAAACAAAACTATTTATAGGAGGTAAACAAGCATGGCTATTAGCACTTACAAGATTTTTCTCATGCAGAAGAACACTTCCGCATGGGAGAAGCTGATTGACATTAAGGAGTTTCCCGACCTCGGCGGTGCGCCGGAAATGCTGGAAACTACTACTCTGTCTGACAAAATGCAGACCTACATTCCGGGTATTCAGTCCCTCGATTCTCTTGAGTTCACTGCGAACTACACTCTTGAGGAGTACAAGAAGCTGAAAGCACTGGAAGGTACGGAGAAGGAGTTCGCCGTTTGGTTCGGTGGTACGGAAGCTGGCGATACCGTCACTCCTACTGGTGACAGCGGTAAGTTCAAGTTCAAAGGCTCTCTGTCTGTTTATGCTAACGGCGGCGGCACGAATGAGGTTGTCGAAATGACTATCACTATCGCTCCGTCTACTGTTATCAGCATGGACGCAGAGTAAGGAAAAATAAGGAGGATAAATCATCATGGCAAAGCAGTTGAAATTCACTTTCAAGGATAAAGAATATGTCCTTGAGTTCACTCGCAGAACGGTTACGGAAATGGAGAAGAAGGGCTTCGTTGCGGCAGAGGTCGAGAACAAGCCTATGTCCACTCTCCCGGCACTGTTTGAAGG